AGGGGACAATGTGGAAATCAATTTAAGTAGCACCGTAAGACAATACCTTAGTTTAAAAGATGAGCTTGCTTTACTATCCAAGCGCCAAACAGAATTAAAAGAAAGACTATCTTCCGTTGTTGAATCAGACGGAGAAGAGAATGACCGAGGCCATACTACTTTAACTGTCTCTGACTCCATTAAAGGTGAAGTAAAGCTTACACGTCAGAAAAGAGTAAGTAAGACTTTAGACCTTAACGTTGCTGAAGAAATCCTTACTAAAAATGGAATTAAAGACGAGTGTATAAAGATGATTCCTACTTTAGACGAAGCAGCAATTATGTCTGCCTTCTACGAAGAAAAGTTAACTGAAGCCGATATTGATGCGATGTTTCCAGCCAAAGTTTCTTATGCCTTTTTGGTGGATGTACAAGACTCTGACTAATGGCTGAAGACTTTATAGACTCCACGTTTGCTGACTTAGAGGAGTACTACCCAGGAAGTAAACGTAAGCGCAAAAAACCAGAACCAAAGAAACCAGAAATAATTCCTGGCAAAGAGTGGGCTAGTAAGTTTTATAAAAAAACTCTTCCTAACGGAACAGACGTTGAGATGTTTACTATAGGCGCACTTGCAGACTCTTTAGGCCGCCCAGTAATAACTATTCGTACATGGATCAAGGCTGGGTATTTACCCGCCTCACCTTATAGACTTCCCACTACAAAAAACATTAAGGGGGAAGACCATCAAGGCCGTAGGCTGTACTCAAAGGCTATGGTAGAAAAAGTTATTGAGTTGTTTGACAAGGCTGGACTTCTATATATAAAGCGTATAGACTGGCCAGCACACCAGCAACTTAGTAATGAGATTGCTGAGGCTTGGAGTCAAATCCGAGCAATCGAAACTAAAATAAAATAGGAGAAATATGGCTATAAACAGAACAGATGAAATCTCACCTGAACAAGATGAGTTCGCAATGACAAGCACTTCACTCACTGAAAGACCAGTTCAATCATCATCTACTGCAGTCCAGTCTGGTTGGGACGCAGCAGAAAAATTAACAGTATCTGCAGGAGATTTTCCAGTTGAATTTAAATTCAATGAGGGAGAATTTCAAGTAGTTAAGTTCATTGACCAAAACGGTCCATTTGCAATTTACAAGCAACACTTCTTGCAACAAAAAACAACAGGCAAGCGTTCATACGTATCGCTTGGCGCAAATGATCCATTATGTGTAAAACTTAATAGCAGGCCTGAAGATAAGCGTGCATTCTCAATCGTTAATCTAAGTGCTGCTGGTGGACCACAACGTCAAATGTTGATTGCAAGCCCACGACTTTATAAGTCCCTACATGCTGCACACTTTTCACCACAAGGTCCGCTAACTAAAAACTACTGGGCGATTTCTCGCACAGGTAAGATGCAGACCACTGTTTATCACATTAACTCAGTAAAGCCTCGCGATCTAATGGAGGATTGGAAGATTAATGAAGAAGAGGTAGAAAAGTTAGTTGCAGACATTAAGCCTTTCGAACGCTCTGCTATCAAAGAGCCAACATGGGAAGAGTTAGAGGCAGTAGCCGCTTCACTTCTCTAATAACTAGGTTGCTGAAGGGTCAGGGAATCATCCCCTTGACTCTGGCTCTTCAGCTTTTTAAGGGGACACAATTTGAACATCATTACAACTAAAGAGCAGTTAAAAGAAATGATTGCTTTTTATTTACAACAAGATTCTTTTGCATTTGACGTAGAAACTGTTGGTGCTCGGAGAGAAGTTCCTGCGGTTAATGAAGTTCTATGGATTAGTTTTGCTACACACGGTCGTGGAGATGTAATACCTATGGGACATCCCCATGGTGAATTTGTTTCAGAGTCCTTCCCATTAACAGGCCAAGGAGAAAAGCGTGCTGAGGCTGGGTTACCGCCCAGAACACTAGATTATTCAAGAAATAAAAAGAAATCAATTAAAGTGTTTGGCCCAGCGCCTGAACAACTATTTCCAGCAGAAGTATTCAAGGCACTTGAGCCTTTACTATTTAATAAAACAATATTAACTATTGGACACAACCTAGCATTTGATCTAAGCGCTGTGGCTAAATACTATGGCGGTAAAGTTCCAGAGGGACCTTACTTTGATACCTTAATGGCTTCTTTCCTTTATGATAATAAAAATAAAGGCAAGCTTGGCCTTGACGATTGTTTAGAGCGCGAACTTGGGTACAGTATGGAAAAAGGTATTGGCCACATGGTTGAGGTCTACGCTTTTAGCGATGTTGCTAAGTATTCTTATCTAGACGCTAAGTACACATTTCTACTATGGAAGATTTTAACTGAGAAGATTAAAACAGCCAACGTTGAAAAGGTTATGGCATTAGAAATGGACGTGCTTCGCGTTCTTTGTTACATGAAATTAGAAGGCGCCTTCATAGACACTAATCAACTACAGATACTTTATGAAAAGTTAACAATAGAAATTGAACAGGCTAGGTCAGAGATCTATAAAATTGCTGGTCGTGTGTTTAACATTAACTCTAACAATGAAAAACAATATGTTCTTTACGGCCCCGTAGAAGAAGGTTGCCGTGGACTAAAGCCACAAATATTAACTGGTAAGGGGTCAAAGAAAGAAAGCGACTTTACCTATAAAGATTACTCTGTATCAGCAGACGCCCTTGAAATGTTTAGAGAAAAAGATGAGTTAATTGATGCTCTTCTTAATTACGCAGACTTGAACAAATTACTAGGCACCTATGTAATTCCATATCTTGGTGGTGAAGTAGTTAAGACTACTAATGGTAAGTCAAAGGTTGAAGAACGAGAGAGCATGTTAGTTAACGGCAAATTATTTGGAGACTTTATCCAATGGGGCGCTGAAACTGGTAGATTCTCTAGCCGTAACCCAAACTTACAAAACGTTCCCGCTCCCCATACAGAACACGGTAGAGCGATTCGTAATCTATTTATTGCGCCTGAGGGGTACAAGTTAATAGTTGCAGACTATAGTCAGATAGAGCCTCGTATTATTGCTTCTATGTCTAAAGATCCTATTATGATGGACAACTATCTAAAAGGTGAAGATATTTACACAACTGTAGGAAAAACTATGGGAGTAGACCGCAAGGCAGGTAAGGCATTAGTATTGGCTATGGCTTACGGAGTAGGACCAGATAAGATAGCAAGACAAATAGGTTGTACCCTGCAAGAAGCTAAGCAATTACTAAATGACTTTTCAGAGAAGTTTGCATCAGTAAACAAATATCGTTCATTAGTTATTGGAGTAGCACGTAACAAAGGTTATGTGACTACTATATTAAATCGTAAAAGGTACCTACCAGATATTAACTCAAGGAACACAGCGTTTAGGTCTGGGTCTGAGCGTCAAGCGTTTAACACCCGTATACAAGGCTCTGCTGCTGACATTATTAAAACAGCAATGGTCAGAGCGCATAGCATGATCCCAAAAGAGTCTAAATTAATTCTTACAGTGCATGATGAATTAGTTACTCTGACTCCAGATAACCTATTAGATAAAACTCGTGAGGCTATTCGTAGCGCTATGGAAGATATACATTTAATAGACCTACCTTTGGTTGCAGACATAACCTCAGTCCAAAGGTGGGGTGAAGCTAAGTGAGTTGGTTAGATAAATTCTTTAAGCGAAACTCTGATGATCGATTTGAGGACGTTAACTTATCTTTAAATGATGTACCAATGACAACTTTGATTAGGTGGTTTTTGTATGACACTGCCGTATATGAAGAAAATGCAGCAGCAGAATTAATAGGATTAAATCGCGTTAGTGAAGAAGGAGACAATAAAGAACGAGAAGACAGCGATAACAGATTAGAGGAAATAGAACCTTTACTTCCTTTTATAGACGCTATGGCTGACATAAGTTCTAACGTATTGGCATCTATTCAGGTAAAAGAATCTGAAGATGCTACTGAGCAAGACCTTATACTCATGCAAAGAGTATATAAAATGCTAGCAATATCTACCCTTGTAGGGGCGTTTTCAGCCGCTTCCTATCTTGGCATTATTGTACCAAATGGTATAGCATCTGAACTTAGACCAATGGAGGATCTAGATGAGTAATGACTGGTGGCAAAAGAAAATGGGAGCACCAACTCCCCAGCAACAACCTGTGCAAATGCCCGTACAGACCCAAACACAACAACCAACACAGCAACAACCTTCTTACCCGCAAACACAGAAGGCATCAGCACCTACACCACGTTGTCCAAGTTGTTCTAGCGCAAACTATGTAGGTTCTGCGGAGACAAGAGCAAGATGTTATGACTGTGGTTATCCTATTCAACAATCTGGAACTGGTACCCCAGGTATTAGAAATCCAAACACTGCTTCTGGCCCAGTTGAGCCAGCAAAACAAATAAACACACAAAACAACTTTAACCCACAGACAATCATTGGACATATTTAATGGCAATAACAGGCGAACTAGCAAAGGTATTTAGTGCAATAAATAAGAAAATGGGCGATGATACAATTGTATTAGGCTCAGACATTAGAGATGATGTTATGGCTAGAATAACTACAGGTTCTATTGCCATTGATATTGCATTAGGTGGCGGTTGGCCTGTTAATCAATGGCATGAAATTATTGGTGAGGCTAGTAATGGTAAAACTGCATTAGCTCTTAAAACAATTTCTGCTAATCAAAAACGCGATCCAAACTTTACAACAGTATGGGTAGCAGCAGAACAATGGGTTCCTGGATACGCTGAAATGTGTGGAGTAGACTCATCTAGAGTTTACGTGATATCTACAAACATTATGGAGGAGGCTTATGAAGCCGTCATCAAGATTACAGAAAGTAAAGCGATTGATTGTATTATTATTGATTCTCTCCCTGCCTTGGTTCCTTCATCGGAAGACGATAAAGAAATGGAAGAGTCAACAGTAGGTCGTAGCGCCTTACTAACTAATAAATTCTTTCGCAAGGTTGGCAAAGCATCTAAGAGGTCATTAATAGATACAGAGCGTCCATTTATTGGTCTTATTATTAATCAATGGAGATCAAAGATTGGTGTTATGTATGGAGACCCAAGAACAACTCCAGGTGGATTAGGAAAAGATTACGCTTTTTTTACTCGAATGGAAGTTCGTAGAGATGAATGGATTGAAGCAGGAACTGGCCAAGAAAAACGACGCATAGGACAGACAATTAAGGTTCGTGTCTTAAAAAATAAGTCAGCCCCACCAGCCCAAATTGCATTAGTAGACTTTTACTTTTCATCAGGTGGAGATATACCTGTTGGAGAGTTTGATTTTGCTAAAGAAGTTGTATCTATTGGCATATTAAACAAAGTTATTATTAGGGCAGGTGCCTACTACCGTTATGCGGATAGACAATGGCAAGGCTCAGATGCTATGCTTGTCTCAATACGGGAAGAGATTGACTTAAAAGAAGCCCTTGAACGCGACGTATTAGATTCTATTAAAGCAGGATCTAAATTTGCGTATGAAGAGTAAGGGCCAAAAAGAGTCTAAGAAGCACGAGGTGCGATTAGCTAAAAAGATTGGCGGACAGCGTAGCGCTGGAAGCGGAGCTTTTTGGGGTCGCAAAGGTGATGTCAGATCTAAAGACTTGTTAATAGAACACAAGTGGACTGGCAAAGCTTCTTTTACCGTCAAAGCGACGGTTTTAGAAAAGATTGTTAAAGAAGCAATTCTTGATAATCGGACACCCGTCCTCGGCTTCAGTCTCAATAATGAAAATTATGTGATGTTAACTGAAGATGATTTTCTGGAACTTCGCCAGAATCTTCAGGAGTGTAATTGTACGAAGACGATACAGGTGCCGTAGAAGGTTGGCGCTACAAAGCTAAATGCCGCGGCATGGATACAGAGTTATGGTATCCACCAAGAGATAAAACTAAGTATAAAGATATAGCAGCCATATCTAAAGCGGTTTGCTATGGAAAAGATGGGCTACCTGAGTGCCCAGTGCGTAAAGAATGTTTATTGTATGCAGATAAAATGGATGAACAACATGGAATTTGGGGCGGCATGAGTCATCGCGAACGTAGTTCCCTTAAACGCAAAGCAACACGTTCTGGTATGTCATTAAAAGAATGGATAGAAACTAAAAAGTCATGATAGGTTACCCTAATGAAATACAAACCATCAGGCAATATGAAACAGTTTCTAGACGTGGCTAAAAAAGAAACTAGAGTTATTGGCTCAGTAGAGCGGTTCTTACTAAGTAAACCAAAAGAAAAAGATAGACGAACAGATGTTCTACACCCATCAGACATGGCAGGAAAAGATTGGTGTTATCGTGCATCTTACTTTCATCTACTAGGTGAGACACCTGTCTCAAATAGAAAGATGTCTTTAAACTTATTCTCTGTATTTGAGGAAGGCCATTACATCCACGCAAAGTGGCAAAAGTGGTTTCAACAAATGGGTAAACTTTATGGTAAATGGTATTGTCAAGAATGTGGAGAAATGTTTTGGGGTAGCGCAGACTGCCATGATGGTCCTCTAGAATACAGAGAAGTTCCTTTGTACTATGAACCATTAAAGATATTTGGTCACTCAGACGGTTGGTTATTAGACTTAGGTGAGCCACTAATGCTTGAGATTAAATCTATTGGCGTTGGTACCTTAAGGTATGAAGCCCCAGGATTATTAGCGGATAATAATTATGACTTTGATAAAACATGGGATGCTATTGATGGCCCATTTATGAAGCATATTACTCAGGTACAGATCTATATGAAACTAGCAGAATTAATTGGTTATCCTAATGCGCCTCAGGAGGCTGTTATTATTTATGAGTCAAAGGCTAATCAAAAGATTAAAGAGTTTGTAGTCCATAAGAGCGATTTTGATATTGAACATCTGTTCTTGGCAGCAAATATGATTTGTGAATCAGTTAAGGCTAAGATACCACCAGTGTGTAATATACAAGCAAATGGATGCGACAGATGTAGGAGTTATAATGACTAACATAATTACAAGCGGTCTTAGTGAAGCTATTATAAAGATACTAGAAGGACAAGGTATGCCCGTCCTTCGGTCATTGGATATGGATATCCCGTCTTTCCCTCGGGATATCACAATGGTTGATGACCAAGAGTTAATGATCTTAGCCAGCAAGTACATGGAGAACTATAACTTCATGCGTACACAGGTAGCCTGCGCTGAGATATCTGAACTAGAAGTACAAAATCAATATGACATAGCAGAAGCTAAAGCACTATTGAGTAAAACCTCTGGCAAGTCTACAGAAAAGTCAACAATGCTGAAGGCCGCCGTGCTTACAGATGATGAATTAGTACAACTTGGTAAAGATAAAATGTATGCCACTGCGTATAAAAAACTATTACATACCGCACTAGAAAACTTAGAACGTAACTACCAATTGACAAGCCGTGAGTTGACTCGTCGTACATCTGCTTTGCGTGCAAGGTTCTAATGAATTTCGACATTATTGGTTTATCTGGTTACGCCCAGTCTGGTAAAGATAGTGTCGCAGAGGTTCTTGTAAATGAATACGGTTATACAAGATTAGCATTTGCAGACAATATCAGAGAATTATTATTAGCAGTAAACCCAACTCTTTCCGATGGGTTTAAATTAAACTTTCTTATACGATCTAGCGGTTGGGACTCAGTAAAGGTACGCTACCCAGAGGTTAGAAAGATGTTACAAGACGTTGGTATAACAGGCAGAAAACTTTTAGGTCCACGCTTATGGATAGACGGCGTGTTTGATAACGTACTTCCAGGTGAAAGATATGTAATAACAGATGTTAGGTTTAAAAATGAAGCACAAGAATTATCTTTTTACGGCGGTAGATTATGGAGAGTAGAACGCCCAGGAGTAGGGCCAGTTAACGCACACATATCAGAGACAGATGTAATTAATGCGCCAGTAGATCAAATAATTGTAAACGGCGGTACTTTAGAGGACCTTAAAGCCCTTATAAAAACAAGGATGGCATATGCCCATTAAAATATTTGACGGCGGGTTAGATCCTAATACTACTAAACCTGTATATATAGGCGTAGACCAATCTTATAGCGGGTTTGCTATTACTATGTTGGCAGAAGATAAGTACTACACAGTAGTAAGAAGCAGCGACTACAGAGGCGTAGAAAGATTAAATGACATTAGGATGTTTTTGCATGACTTTATTGCTTATTTAGAAGTAGAAGACGCTGCCATGGAAGGCTATGCCTTTGGGTCACAGATGGCTAATATGCTAGGTGAGTTAGGCGGAATGGTTAAGTTAGAGTTTTTTTCATCAACTTACGGCGCATCAAAATACCCACTTATAATCCCACCAACTACTTTAAAAAAGTACGTAACTGGTAAAGGTCAAGGTATACCTAAAAGTCAAATAGTATTACACGTTTATAAAAAGTGGGGTGTAGAGTTCTCAGATGACAACGCAGCAGACTCTTACGCATTGGCAAGATTAGCCTCTGGATATAGTACGCTTGCCTATGAAAAAGAGATATGTCAAAAAGTTAAAGACCCAAAGTTTAGGGAGCGGTAATGCCTAAGTATGATTTTACATGTATACCTTGTGACAGCACAGTAGAGATGCATTTAGCATTTGATTCTACTGATCGTCCAGCTTGTGAAAAGTGTGGAGAGTTTATGATTAAAGTTTATACACCACCAGCAGTTCAATTTAAAGGCGGAGGATGGGGCGGTCAATGAGTAATAAACAAGATAAGAAAGCACAACGAATTGCAGAGGCTAAAGAGTTTGTAGCAGAACGCAGGGCTATACAACTTGCTGTGTTCGAAGCTAACTTTGAGGCTGGTTTACGCATATATGAAAACGCTAAAGATAAGTTATCACCAGAAGAAATAGAAAAGATAGAAGAGCAAATCAAAGAAAACAGAGTCCTTATAGAGAAGTTAAAGAATGAATCCAATACGGGCCCTCAAGCCTGATTACACAGGCACTATGGAGCACGAGGATGAAGTAAGACATCTTTGTGATTGTGGCTCATTTGTGTGGCTAATAAAGGCTTCTTTTGATGATTATGAAATATCCTCGTATTTCTTAGATATGGAGTGTGCGTTCTGTGGGTCGTACGCCAAGGCTCCTACTCCTTTAGACAGACCAATACTACTTTAATTGTCATAATTTACCCCACGGGGATCCACTAATCGTAAACCGAGGTACACATGTCCGAGCAAATAGATAATACAGATAAAACAGAAGAAAACGTACTGCGTGTAAGCGCAGGGTCAAACCCACAAGCAGTAGCATCAGCTATTGCTCACTCAATATATGAGTCAAAAAGCTGTAAAGTCCGTGCCGTAGGCGCAGGAGCTGTAAATCAGGCTGTAAAAGCTATTGCAATAGCTAGAGGCTATACAGCACCAAGAGGCTTAGATCTAGTCTGTATCCCTGGTTTTGCAAGCATTGAAAGCCATGATGGGGTCATCAGCGCAATAGTATTTTCTGTTGTTGCGAATTAACCCTGTATTTATTTAAGTAATACCGTACAGTTATTAAAACCCTTAGGCCAAAGGAAAAAACTATGTCAGAAGTAACAAAGAGTAAGTTTCCTAAAATGGAGACAAGCGCTGCTCGTGGATTTAAGAATGCATCCGCAGAGCCGTCAAAGAACACTAAGCTTATGAAAAAGAAGGGCGCTCAAGCTGGCGACCCAACTAAGATGGCTAAGCCATC